ATGGATGCACAAACACGCCGCCGCGAACGTCGCGCAGAGAAACAGGCTCAATGGAAAGCAGCAAATCCCCTGTTGGTTGGGGTAAGCGCAAAACCAGTTAACCGCCCTATTCTCTCGCTGAATCGCAAACCGAAATCACGAGTAGAAAGCGCACTAAATCCGATAGACCTTACGGTGCTGGCTGAATACCACGAACAGATTGAAAGCAACCTGCAACGTATTGAGCGCAAGAATCAGCGCACATGGTACAGCAAGCATGGCGAACGCGGCATAACATGCAGAGGACGCCAGAAAATTAAAGGTAAATCTATACCACTTATTTAGAAAATGCAGATTTAGGGAACAGATAGGAGGCGTTACACCTATGGCATCTCATCCTATGGTTAGAAGGTGGTGCAAATCCTTCGTATTGAAGTATGGATTTCACAGAAGATTCATAGCATTGAGCGCAAAGATAGTGCATTGGCTGACCGGTATTTGCCGATTTTTTGAGACGATAAACCACCGTAGCAACAGTAGGTGTATACATCTCATAGTTTTTCTTTTCCTCTTCCCACTTAGAGGCTCGATTTATCTTTTCTTCAAGCTCAATAATCTTGTCCTTAGAAATCATCAAAAGCTCATTAAGTGACATTTGCTGCTGTTGGGCATCCATGAGCTTATCGACAAGTTCGTATGTTTTTTCTTTTACTGAGTAGTCTATTTGCATTTTCTGGATTTCCTTTACTGCGCCAACAGCACTCATCAGAGCACCTCCGGCACCAGAAACTGCATCTGTAATCCTACTTATTATTCCTTTTTCATCAGACATATAAATCACTCTCTTACTGTAGGGGTAAGAGGATTTTACTATTTTTCTCGCTGTAGGGGTACACGAGAACCACCAAGCCTGATGTGGTTAAAAGACAGGCACAATCTTTACTACCGCAATCCACTATTTAAGGTGATATATGGAAGAAGAATTTGAAGAGTTCGAAGAGCATCCTCAGGATGTGATGGAACAATACCAGGACTATCCGTATGACTACGACTATTGATAAAAATCAATGGTGTGGACAATTCAAGCGATGCAATGGATGCAAGCTGCAATCGAAATGCATGGTTAAGCCTGAAGAAATGTTTCCTGTAATGGAAGATGGGAAATATGTCGATAAATGGGCAATACGAACGACGGCAATGATTGCCAGAGAACTTGGTAAACAGAACAACAAAGCTGCCTGATAGTGGCCTTTATTTTTGGCATAAATAACAGAATAAACACTGCACTGTGTATTCATTCCAACGAGTGAATACACGGAGCAATGTCGCTCGTAACTAAACAGGAGCCGACTTGTTCTGATTATTGGAAATCTTCTTTGCCCTCCAATGTGAGGGCGATTTTTTATCTGTGAGGATATGAACAGATGTCAAACATCAAAAAATACATCATTGATTACGACTGGAAAGCATCAATAGAAATTGAAATCGACCATGACGTAATGACAGAGGAAAAACTTCACCAGATTAATAATTTCTGGTCAGACTCTGAATACCGACTCAATAAACACGGCTCTTTATTAAATGCTGTATTAATCATGCTGGCGCAACATGCTCTGCTTATAGCAATTTCGAAAGACTTAAATGCATATGGTGTTGTTTGTGAGTTCGACTGGGATGATGGAAATGGTCAGGAAGGATGGCCTCCAATGGATGGAGGTGAAGGAATAAGAATTACCGATATCGATACATCAGGAATATTTGATTCAGATGATATGACTATCAAGGCCGTCTGAGTGCGGTTTTACCGCATACCAATAACGCTTCACTCGAGGCGTTTTTCGTTATGTATAAATAAGGAGCACACCCTGCAATATGCCATTGCAGGGTGGCCTGTTGCTGGCTGCCCTTCCGAATCTTTACTTGAACGAATCACCCGTAAATTACGTGACGGATGGAAACGCCTTATCGACATACTTAATCAGCCAGGAGTCCCAAAGAATGGATCAAACACTTATGGCTATCCAGACTAAATTCACTATCGCCACTTTTATTGGCGATGAAAAGATGTTTCGTGAAGCCGTCGACGCTTATAAAAAATGGATATTAATGCTGAAACTGAGATCAAGCAAAAGCATTCACTAACCCCCTTTCCTGTTTTCCTAATCAGCCTGGCATTTCGCGGGCGATATTTTCACAGCTATTTCAGGAGTTCAGCCATGAACGCTTATTACATTCAGGATCGTCTTGAGGCTCAGAGCTGGGCGCGTCACTACCAGCAGATCGCCCGTGAAGAGAAAGAGGCAGAACTGGCAGACGACATGGAAAAAGGCCTGCCCCAGCACCTGTTTGAATCGCTATGCATCGATCATTTGCAACGCCACGGGGCCAGCAAAAAAGCCATTACCCGTGCGTTTGATGACGATGTTGAGTTTCAGGAGCGCATGGCAGAACACATCCGGTACATGGTTGAAACCATTGCTCACCACCAGGTTGATATTGATTCAGAGGTATAAAACGGATGAGTACAGCACTCGCAACGCTGGCAGGGAAGCTGGCTGAACGTGTCGGCATGGATTCTGTCGACCCACAGGAACTGATCACCACTCTTCGCCAGACGGCATTTAAAGGTGATGCCAGCGATGCGCAGTTCATCGCATTGTTGATCGTCGCCAACCAGTACGGCCTTAATCCGTGGACGAAAGAAATTTACGCCTTCCCTGATAAGCAGAACGGCATCGTTCCGGTGGTGGGCGTTGATGGCTGGTCCCGCATCATCAATGAAAACCAGCAGTTTGATGGCATGGACTTTGAGCAGGACAATGAATCCTGTACATGCCGGATTTACCGCAAGGACCGTAATCATCCGATCTGCGTTACCGAATGGATGGATGAATGCCGCCGCGAACCATTCAAAACTCGCGAAGGCAGAGAAATCACGGGGCCGTGGCAGTCGCATCCCAAACGGATGTTACGGCATAAAGCCATGATTCAGTGTGCCCGTCTGGCCTTCGGATTTGCTGGTATCTATGACAAGGATGAAGCCGAGCGCATTGTCGAAAATACTGCATACACTGCAGAACGTCAGCCAGAACGCGACATCACTCCGGTTAACGATGAAACCATGCAGGAGATTAACACTCTGCTGATCGCCCTGGATAAAACATGGGATGACGACTTATTGCCGCTCTGTTCCCAGATATTTCGCCGCGACATTCGCGCATCGTCAGAACTGACACAGGCCGAAGCAGTGAAAGCTCTTGGATTCCTGAAACAGAAAGCCACTGAGCAGAAGGTGGCAGCATGACACCGGACATTATCCTGCAGCGTACCGGGATCGACGTGAGAGCTGTCGAACAGGGGGATGATGCATGGCACAAATTACGGCTCGGCGTCATCACCGCTTCAGAAGTTCACAACGTGATAGCAAAGCCCCGCTCAGGAAAGAAGTGGCCTGACATGAAAATGTCCTACTTCCACACCCTGCTGGCTGAGGTTTGCACCGGTGTGGCTCCGGAAGTTAATGCTAAGGCGCTGGCCTGGGGAAAACAGTACGAGAACGACGCCAGAACCCTGTTTGAATTCACTTCCGGCGTGAATGTTACTGAATCCCCGATCATCTATCGCGACGAAAGTATGCGCACCGCCTGCTCTCCCGATGGTTTATGCAGTGACGGCAACGGCCTTGAACTGAAATGCCCGTTTACCTCCCGGGATTTCATGAAGTTCCGGCTCGGTGGTTTCGAGGCCATAAAATCGGCTTACATGGCCCAGGTGCAGTACAGCATGTGGGTGACGCGAAAAGATGCCTGGTACTTTGCCAACTATGACCCGCGTATGAAGCGTGAAGGCCTGCATTATGTCGTGATTGAGCGGAATGAAAAGTACATGGCGAATTTTGACGAGATGGTGCCGGAGTTCATCGAAAAAATGGACGTGGCACTGGCTGAAATTGGTTTTGTATTTGGGGAGCAATGGCGATGAAGCATCCTCACGATAATATCCGGGTAGGCGCGATCACTTTCATCTACTCCGTTACAAAGCGAGGCTGGGTATTTCCCGGCCTTTCTGTTATCCAAAATCCACTGAAAGCACAGCGGCTGGCTGAGGCGATAAATAATAAACGGGGGCTGTATGACTGATTTCACCGGAAGCAATACTCCTGCCGAACATCGCGACAGCTGGCGCACACCACCAGAGATTTTTGCTGCGCTTAATGCAGAGTTCGTTTTTCAACTTGATGCTGCCGCCAGCGAAAAAAACCGACTATGTCGGCTTTTTATCTCACAGGAGCAGAACACATTAACCACTTCATGGCCTGAAGCAATGGGATATGCCTCTGGTTATGTCTGGTTGAATCCACCATACAGCAATATTTCCCCTTTTGTGAAAAAGGCAGCCACTGAAAACAAATTCAGTAGTGTGGGATGTGTAATGTTATTGCCTGCTGACACATCTGTCGGATGGTTTCATGAAGCGATACAAACCGCCAGTGAGGTCAGATTCATCACGGCAGGACGACTGGCATTTATTAACCCACTCACTGAGAAACCCGTCAGTGGAAATAATAAAGGCTCGATGCTCATTATCTGGCACCCATACCCCCGTACACACTGCCACTTTACGACCGTTGATCGTGGAGAGTTGATGGCGTTCGGCTCAAGGATTCTTGCCCGTCGGGAGGCTGCATGACAACCACGGAATGCATTTTTCTGGCAGCGGGCTTCATATTCTGTGTGCTTATGCTTGCCGACATGGGACTTGTTCAATGACACCTCAGCAGGAAAACGCCCTTCGCAGCATTGCCCGTCAGGCTAATTCTGAAATCAAAAAAGCCAGACAGCAGTTTCCGGATAAAAACGTCGATGACATTTGCCGTAGCGTACTTAAGAAGCACCGCGAAACGGTAACGCTGATGGGATTCACACCGACTCATTTAAGCCTGGCGATCGGCATGTTAAACGGCGTCTTTAAGGAACGGTGAACATGAAAAGCAAAATCATCAGGGAGCTACAGGCTCCTTTTTTATTGTTCGCATTCATCCTCAAGCGTATTAACCAACAATTCAGGGATTAATGGAAGATGGCAGACATCATTGATTCAGCATCAGAAATCGAAGAATTACAGCGCAATACAGCAATAAAAATGCGTCGTCAGAACTACCAGACTGTATCCGCAACTCATTGTTGTGAGTGTGGCGATCCGATAGATGAGCGAAGACGCCTGGCTGTTCAGGGTTGTCGGACTTGTGCAAGTTGCCAGGAGGAGATCGAACTTAAGAACAAACAATGGGGACTGTGATGGCCTCAAAGCAGCAAATTTCAACATCGTCCAACTGAGGTGTAAAAATGTTCAGAATCATTTTTCCTAACACCTGGTACGTCGACCACCACGGCACTCCCTGCAAAATCCTGCGTTCTACCCACAACAAAGTTCACTACATCCGAAAAGGCAGAACATGTATCGCCAGCATGTTCCGCTTTAATCATGACTTTGAACCTGTGAATAAAGCTGATGCAGATCGGATAGCAGAAGAGATCGAAACGGCAGAACACATTAAGAAGTTACGTGACATGCGTTCAAAAAGCAGAGGTAACCATGGAATCATACAGCCTCACACTCGATGAGGCCTGTCAGTTTCTTAAGATATCCAGACCAACCGCCACCAACTGGATACGAACAGGCCGCCTACAGGCAACACGTAAAGATCCAACCAAGCCAAAATCTCCTTACCTCACAACACGGCAAGCCTGCATTGCGGCGCTTCAGTCTCCGCTGCATACTGTCCAGGTGAGCGCGGGTGATGGCATAACAGAGGAAAGAAAATGTCACTCTTCCGCAGAAATGAAATATGGTATGCCTCGTATTCGCTCCCGGGCGGGAAACGAATTAAGGAATCTCTTGGCACAAAGGACAAGCGGCAAGCTCAGGAGTTGCACGACAAGCGAAAAGCAGAACTCTGGCGAGTAGAAAAGCTAGGGGATTTACCTGATGTCACTTTTGAAGAGGCCTGCCTAAGATGGCTTGAGGAAAAAGCTGATAAAAAATCTCTCGATTCAGATAAAAGCCGGATTGAGTTCTGGCTTGAACATTTTGAGGGTATAAGGCTTAAAGATATCTCGGAGGCAAAGATTTACTCTGCTGTAAGCAGAATGCATAACAGAAAGACGAAAGAAATATGGAAACAGAAAGTTCAGGCCGCCATCAGGAAAGGTAAAGAACTGCCTGTTTATGAACCAAAGCCAGTATCAACTCAGACAAAGGCAAAGCATCTTGCCATGATAAAGGCCATTCTCCGTGCTGCAGAACGCGACTGGAAGTGGCTGGAAAAAGCGCCTGTCATCAAGATACCAGCGGTCAGAAACAAGCGAGTCAGATGGCTGGAAAAGGAGGAAGCAAAACGCCTTATTGATGAGTGCCCCGAACCACTGAAATCTGTCGTCAAGTTTGCGCTGGCAACTGGTCTGAGAAAGTCGAACATCATAAATCTGGAATGGCAACAAATCGACATGCAGCGACGAGTTGCCTGGGTGAATCCAGAAGAGAGCAAATCAAACCGCGCCATTGGTGTGGCGCTGAACGATACCGCCCGTAAAGTGTTGCGTGATCAAATAGGCAAGCATCACAAATGGGTGTTTGTACATACCAAGGCGGCTAAGCGAGCAGATGGAACATCAACGCCTGCGGTCAGGAAGATGCGCATCGACAGCAAGACATCATGGCTATCAGCTTGTCGTCGTGCAGGAATTGAAGATTTCCGTTTCCATGACCTCAGACACACCTGGGCAAGCTGGCTGATTCAGTCAGGCGTCCCATTATCAGTGCTTCAGGAAATGGGCGGATGGGAGTCCATAGAAATGGTTCGTAGGTATGCTCACCTTGCGCCTAATCATTTGACAGAGCATGCGAGGAAAATAGACGACATTTTTGGTGATAATGTCCCAAATATGTCCCACTCTGGAATTATGGAGGATATAAAGAAGGCGTAA